CCCGGTCACCAATCCACCCGTCTGATCTTTTGTCACGCTTTGGCCATTTTCGGTTCACTTGATCCCGTAGTGTGACGCCGCCTTTACATAGTCGAGCCATTATCTAGCCTCCCATATCTTGAGTCGTCACCGTTCAAAGCGTTAATAATCACGGGGATTACTGCCGCCGATACTGCAACGATAAGCGGGTGAACGTCCGCTGTTGCGAGCCATGACAGTAACGCGCCGAGTGCAGCGCCTCCCGCTATTTTTACGATGGAGCCTTCCCATGTCGAGGCGAGCCAATGCTTCATATCAGAGCCCTAACTTCTCGGAGATCCGGTCGACTTTCGCGGCAACGTCGGCCAGTGATTCGCCACCGTTACGGAAACCCGGTTGTATTGTGAGGGTCGCTTTCTTGATCTCATCCCGGACGACGTTGCGAATAAGCCACACGAGGCCAGTTCCCATGATCGCTAGGGCGGCTAAAGATGTGGCTATGAGGCCGACAATGTCGCCAAAGTCCACGGTTCTACCCTTTGAGTTTGGCTCGGACAATAGCCCGTGCGCGTTCGGTTTCGGTAGCCAACTTAGGGTGCTTCGATGACGTTGGCTTCTTCTTTACCGGTTCGACTTCGACCGTGTCCACGTGTAGTTCTTGATCTATTTCGGACATTATGCGCCTTCCGTGAGTTGTGGGTACATTACCGCGAGCATGGCATCAGTGAAACCGAGGGATAGGGCGAACGCTCGGGCGTCGCTTAATGCTTTGAGGCGGGCTTTTTCTTTATCGGCTACGGCTTTGACGGCCAGCGGATAAGCGTCCGTGATTTCTTGCTCTGTCGGTTTAAGTGTGTCAGATAGCCACGTCAAACCGGCGTAGTCGTCACCGTTCAAGATCCATTCCGAGCCGCTGTGCGAGTGTGTGAGGGTGAAAGCGATATCTATCATGCGCTTATCTCCATTACTAGAATGTTAGAAGAAACGACTGCAAAAGTGTTTAAGCCGCGTCTACCAACATAACCAGTGCCGCCGTCTACTCTCATTTGTATTTTGTATGTCGTAACAGATGTCGTAGCGGGACTGTCTAAGTTACTTATTGATACTTGAGCAATGCCGACATTGTTATTACTGTGGCCTAAACCGGATAAGGCTGTAGCGGCATTTGTACCGCCCGTACCCTGTGCCAGCTCAGTGCTATTACGAACTAAATTAAAAAGGTTAAAATTGATGAGAGTGTTACCCGCTTGGAAAGTGGATAGGATAAGGATTTTACTCGACGTTGCACTAGGTGTAATGCTCACAGTTAATCCCGTAACGTCCACGAAGGAAGCGCTTGTCGTTGTGAACGTATCCACTTTAGTTGCAGACACAACCTGTAACACCTTCCCGCCGGTGTCGTCAATGTGGTTTGCGAGGGCCAAACTGACCCCCGGGTAGTCGGCTACATTGTCCGAAGACTCGACATAGGGAGTTCCTGCTGCTGTGACTGCCATTTATAACCTCACTAGATCGGATTGGGTAACGATTTCGAACCATTGAGCGCCCGCGCCAACTTCTCCCCATGTAAACGCCGGTGCAACCTGACCCCATTGTAAGACCTGGAGACTGAAACGAGGGTCACTGATCGACAGTGTCATGATGTGTTGCCCGTTGTTATAGGAATCCGTCCAGCCTTCGACGATCCCGTTAAAGTCAGCGTAAGGGCCCGAGGCAGGTAATCCCCTCACAGTTACGAGCGCACCAGATACGAGCTCGAGTAGTGCGGTCGTGTCGGTTGCGTCAAGTTGATCAACGAGCACCGATATCTGGCCGAGGTTCCAAAGCCCGTTCGCTTGCGCCGTCATGATCCCCGCGGCCCGAGTCGTCGCGTCAGTAATCGTTTTAATGCCCGTATCGAGCCGGTACTCACGGCGCCCGTATTGCGTGATTGACGCGCTATCCGTTTGGTTGACTGTAAGGTCTGGCCCGTAGGTGACGGTAACGTCGTTAATAAGAGGCGTCAGAGTCTTGGCCCATGTCGGGGCGAATATCACCCCGGGCGCTTCGAGATTAAAGCTCGTTGGGAATATCGGGGCGTCGGCCCATGTTCCGTCGGCCTCTGACCAGGTGCCGACCTGGTTAGCCCATATGCCGGCGAATGTTGTCGATCCCCGGTTGCCGTAATCCTCGAATATGATGCGGCCTGTCGGGTCGTCGTAATAGGTGGCACCGGTTCCTTGAGCGATACGGGCGAGGGCGTCGAGTGCGGTGGAGGGTTGCGCGTCGGCTTCGAGGATCGCGTAGAGCGTGATATCGGGGTCGCCCGCGTTGAGGTAGTCGAGGCCAGTGGCGTCAAGAATGTCGGTGACCCGTTGCCGGGCGCTTTGCTCAATGTAGCCCGAGGCACCGACATCCGTGTAGCCGAGTTTGGCTAGGTTACCCATTGCGGTAATCGTCGTGATTGCAGTCGGGGTGCCGGTACTAATGAATGACACGTTCAGGTCACTGATAGCCCCCGTGAACCGATCGACACCATCGAAGGATATTGCGACCGTGTCGGCGAGTTCCAGTAGTGGGCCACTGTCACCCCGTAGCACTATTTGGGTATTTGAGGCGGTCGGGCTTGAGGTCACGTCACTACGACCGTGGGCTACCGTGACGTTGAACTCGAATACGTCCAGGTCGATCACCGACCCGGCCAGAGTAATCTCAAGTGTCATGCCAGCACCGGTGTTACGACCGCGCCGCTACGGGAATCGGAGTTGCGGATCACGTTGGCGATAGCGCGAGCCACCTGTTGATCGGTAATCAGTTGTTGGGCCGCTGTCGCGTCGGCTACTTTTTCGGCTCGGGCCGCTGTGGATGCCGCCTCCACGTTGCGAACTGCTGCGGCTACGTCACTCGCTAGTTGTGTTTTAAACGCTGCCCCGACTGGTTTAGCCATTGCCTTACCCAACTTTTTGAGTGTGTCGCGCTCGTAATCCAGTTGCTTGGCAAGACTGACGACCATCGCGGCGGCAGATTCGACCCCGGCAGTCATGAATTCGGGCACTAAACCTAGGGCCAATTCCCGAGTGCGGTCTTGAACATTAACCCATTTCTCGTTAATCGAACCCAGTAACCCTTTATCGTTAAGCATGTCTTGACCGAGTGCCCCGCCAACCTCAGGGCCTAGACCGGCCATATAGTCGATCAAAGTTTGGTCAACCTGCGAGTTCTGTAGCGCCTCGAGGACGTTGCCGAACCATTCGGCCTCCGCGACCATCGCATCAAACCCGGCCAACACGGATGTGCCGGTTTCTTTCCCATCCGTGTACGCCTTACCGAGGTCTACCCCGGCGAGTAGGTTCCCTTGCATTGCGAGGGCGTAACCGGCTACGGCGTCCTTAGCGTCGTTAAATGATTGCACTTGGATGGATAAAAGGTTCTCAGTTGAGGTGATGGACTTGCCTAGCTCGTCGGTGCTTTTTTCTAGGTACTTTTGGAATTTCGTAAGTTTCTCGACTTCGGCTGTCGCACTCGATGCAGAGCCAGCGTAGTTCGTGGTCGCCTTCGTTGTCGTGGTCGTGGTTGCTGTTAGGTCCCTTTGACGTTCGGCAAGGTCTTTGTAGTCTTTGTTCTGTGCCTGAGCAACATCCCGGGCCATTTTCGTCTGTGCCTGTAATAGTGACACGGCGTCTGTAGCGCCGTTAGCGGCGTCTGTCATGTCGTTTAATGGGTTCACCGTGTTGGCTACCGTGTTGCCGAATGTTTCCATAGCCGGTGAGGCTTCATAAGCGGCGTCGCCCGTTCCCTCTGTCGCTTGGCCTAGCGCGTTCATTATGCGACTAAATGGGTTTATCGTGTCACTAACGAAACTGAATGCGTCACCGAGTAACCCGGTCTCCGTCTTGACTTTCTTCTCGATGTCCCTAAGGAATATGAAGCCGTCGTAGAGCATCGCGAGTGAGGCAACGACGTCGGCAACGGTTTCGCCTAAGTCTTCAAGTGCTGGTTCTAGTTTCTCCATGGATTTAACCATGTCGGTAGTACCCTCAGTGGCGTCAGTTAGCCCGGTGAGTAAGCCTTTACCGAATGATTCCGCTAGGTTGTCGGTCGCTGTTTTAAGTACTTTCATGCGGCCCTGGAGAGTGTCGGCGGATGCCGTGGCCTGACCGCTAAACGTGTCCGACAGTACTTGAGTGATTACTTGCATGTCGCCGGTTTTGATTGTTGCGGCGTCGATACCGGCCCCGAGCCGGGACAGTCCGGCTATGTTACCTTCGTACGCTTTACCCATCGCGTCGGTTACGGCTTCGAGGCTTTTACCGGATCCGGCAGATACGTCTAGGGCGAGGCTTAAGGCGTCTTGCGCTTTACCAGTGTCACCGAGTGCCCTAACCAGGCGGTCGTAGGCGGGTCGTAGTTCGGTATCTGCCACGCCGAGGGATCGCTCAAGACCGTAAATAAACTTTTCTATTTCTGGCTGATCATGCGCTAGTCCAAGGTTGTTCAGGGTGGTGGAAAGTCTACGGACGGCTTCTTCATCTTCGAGGGCTGCTTTCACTCCGTCGGATGCTAGTTTCACGGCAAGCGCACCGGCCGCGATACCGGCACCGATAAGGGCCGGGCCAAGCATGTTTTTCAAAGATCCGGCTAAACCTTTGAGGCCGCCTTGAGCCTGAGTCATTCCGGCGTTGAACTTTTTTAGATCCGCCGCTAAGTAAACCGTTAAGGTTTTTCCGACTGCCATCACATCACCGGCCATTTACGGACGACACGATCGACGGCTTCGCCCCACTCTTGTAAGGCGGGTTTCTGATAACTTCGTGCTTTTGCTATCCAGTTGGTTTTCTCGAATGGTGCGTTCGAGTTGCGGGCGTTGCCCGTGTCGGTTGGGTATCTAAGCATGTTCGAGGATGCGCCACCCGACGTTACTTTCTTTTGCTTACCGATCGAGACCTTGGGGAGACGGTCGAGCCCGGATCGAATATCGGATGCCAGAATGTCGCCCCATTCCCCACCGACGTTCAGGGCCGCGTTTTGGAACGCTGGCACCATGTGCCTATCGGCTATTGTCCGCGAGGCTTGCCGTAACTCTTTGGCTGCTTCTTTTCCTAGTTTTCGGAGGTCGCGCAGTAGCGGGTTAAGACCTTCGATGTAGGCATCGAATTGCTTAGCCATTACGCTAACTCCTCCATGATCGTAACGACCTCCCGGCCGGTCAGTTTCTTAACGTCTTCCATCGTCCAGCCCGTACGAACCGCTAGGCGTATCAGTAGTCTGCCGTGACTACCCTCTAAAAAGGTTCCACATCGTCCTTAAGAATATCGACCTTGACCCGGTTTTTACGTGCCCACGATTTCACTGTTTTAAGGTCCCCTGGTTCTTTGTCCTCGAGGTAGAAGTAGGCGATTGTTAAGCGCATCGCTTGTTCGCTTGTAGGCCGGTTCCCGTTTAGTTCTTCATACATCATGAAGTCCACTGGCAGGGTTTCAACTTCTTTTGTTTCGTGATTATCGGACTCGATTTTTAGTCGTGGATACATAATGGGTTCCCCTTAGCCTTATGCCGTTGCGGCGAAAGTAACCGAACCGGTGAATGATGTCGAGACAGTAACGACGCCGTCGGCCGGGTAGGTGAGGTCTGCTGATTCGATGAACATTGCGGCACCGGTCCACGTTCCTGACGTTGACTCAACCACGACCGCGACGGATGCGGCAGCAGCGATAGCGGTTTGCAAAGCCCCATACATGCCTGTCACTTCATCGAATAGAAAGTCTAGGGACATCGTGCTGTTCAGGTCGGTCTGGTCAAACGCGACCCCGGAAAGGGTTTTAGTGCGGACGATTGTCGGGGTCGTGTTGATTGTTCCCGACGTGATTTGATCCTCGTAATTTGTTGCACCGATTGAGACGGTGAACACGGCTCCAGTTACTCCGATAGCGGGCATTAGTTATCCTTCTTTCATTTGTATTTGTACTTCGATTTCGGTTGTCATGACTGTCCCTTGTGAGCCGAGACTCATTAGTTGCGGGGCGTTCACACTCGCGACGTTTACGGATGCTGGTAGCGCGGCAAGTAGCACGTCGAGGGCGTCCTCAGTGGTTGAGATTGCCACCGCGTTCACCCTCACGTTCACGTTAAGCAATAACCGCCAACGGACCGCATAGTTCAGGGTTGATCCGATCCGGGTCGGTTGTACCCACGGGGAGTCGGGGACGATAACGACGCTAGGGGTCACCGGGACTGTAGGCACCGTGTCGTAGATTTTGTACCCGAGACCGGTCAAGCTTGTAACTATTAGTTCTCGGGCTTCTGTGGTGAGTGCCATTACCCGACCATCGTCGTCATCTGCTTGTAGGGTGCCAGTAGGACAGTGACCCGGGCCATTAAAGCGGAATTAATCCGTGGGCTAGGGGTGAAGTCCACGCTAATAGATTCGCCCCCTGCCGCGTACGCCGCCTGGTATGTCTCGACCGCTATCGTCATGGCCGCTATTTTCAGCGGTGCCGGTTCGGCTTCGAACGAAACAAGCGTGACTAGGTAACCGATCAAGACGCACGCCGAATTGGCATGCAAGTCGAGTACGAGACTGTCGGGTGTCTCGTACTCGATATCCAGATTATCGGCCAGTTCCTGACCGGTTACCAATGCCATATGACCTTCACTACCTTCCGGGGGTTGTTAGTTTGTTAGGCCACAACTTCTAGGGACACGATTCCGGCGGCCGTGTAGGCGGCGCTCACACCGTAACCGTAGATTGCGATGTCGCGGCCGAGGTTGGCTACGTTCTCCGCTGTGGCGAGGCTAGGACCGTCCTCGATCCATGAAGCGGTCGCTGTGTTCGAGACGAGGATCGCACCGGCTGCCAAATTGCGGTCGTGAATCACGGGTAGGCCAGAAACGTTTACTCCAAGAGTGCCAGCGGTTGCAACACCTGACACGTTCGAGACGGGGTAGGCCGATGGGAAAAACGTTGACCAGCCACCGATTTCTGCAAACACGTTGCTGGCTACGAGAACGAACTCTGCCCCGCGACCGGTTGCCGTTTCCACGGTAACCGATGCCTGAAATACTCCGGCGCGGAATTCTGCGCCTGTCGTGTCACCAGCGAAGTTGTAGTTCTGTGGAGTGCTGGCAACGAGCATTGCGTCGACGAATGCGTTATCGGTGATGAGTGCGTAGGACGCGACCATTATCCGATTGTGTGCGTCGAGATAGGACGGGCTTGAGCGCTGGAGCAACTGGTAGGAAATATCCGAACCGGCTGCGAACGTCTTGAGGCTTGCCGTGCCCTTTTTGATGTCGATCCGAACGGAATTAACTTCGGTCTTTTCTGTGGTCTGTTCCTCAACAATGAGGGCTAGGGTCCCGTCAAAGTAGGGCCACGCGAACTCCATGCCGCTTG